GGTTAAGCGCCCCACGCGCCCCGGACATCCGACGTGCTGCGCCTGAATAGATAATTCGTCGTTGTATGCCTTAGTCCGCACCGACAATAACTCTGATTGCAAGCGCGATATTTTCGCCGTGCGCCATTTGGCTACAGAGTAGACGAGGCGCTGCGTAAATGTTGCTTGGCTAATGATTGCCTGCGGGTCAAGCGGCATCGTCCTGCTCCTGCGCCGCCCGCCATTCCTCAGCGCTGATTCTGTTAATCGCGGCTATAGTTTCTGCGGTAAGCGTGTTGACGGCGTGGCCTATCTGCGCCTGCAATTCACGACGAAGCTTTGTCCGGCGTGCCGCGTCCTTGCGCGCCTGTTCGGTGGAGTAGTTGGCGGGCATCATTCCACCTCCGGGTCATACGTCTTTCCGCAACCAGCACAGCGCAACAAAGGCCCGTGCCCGGCGTAGCTTTCCGCTTCAGCGTGTCCGCATAGCGGGCAAGTATGCGCAATTAACACGGGCGTGTGCGATTCACCAAGATGCGCGGCGGTCGGGGCGTTGTCCGCTTCCGCTTGCGTAGGTGGTTCGATGATCTCGCCCACGTCCGAAACATTGAAGTCCAGCAAGAGCAGCGTGGTCAGCGCCTTGTTTGTGCGATTGGCTACACCCATATCCAGCATTCCGGCTTGTGCCGCGTTTGTGACCGCGTCCATACCCTGCTTGATTTCGCTAGTCTCTATGTTAATCGGGAGGCTCATCGAGACGGCGGATTCGTAACTCTCAAACGTCTGGTTGGTAAACTCGGTCTTGACGCGCAGGGTGATTTCTACGACTTGCTGCCAGATAGACGCCCAAAAGTTCTGATAACGCTGCCAGCCTTGTTGCGGACTTTCGGCGGCAATGTCAGCGGTGGCTTTGTTCTGGAAAGCGTCCGGGCGTCCAATGTCGGAGAGTTTCACGCCCAGCGCAGTTGCGAGTTGCGTGCCGATTACAAGCGTCCCGGCTTGCGCGTCACCGGCGGCGGATCCCAGCGGGAGGCGCGTGCGTTCCATAGCCTGATTTTCTCCCCACGTCGCCCCAGCCGTAGGTGCTGGGTTGCTGTCCCACACGTTGCTATTGCCAGACGCTAACCCGGATTGTAGGCTGGTGATGATGTCGTTGATTGTGCGTTGGCCGCCGTCCGCCTTGATTTTGTCCACGTAGGCGGCTACAGCGCTAAAAACCTGACTGTACTCGCGCAACATCTGCGCGTAGACATCCGACCACGAGAAAGCGCGATAGAATTGCGGCCACCCGCGCCCGTCGTCTTCGTCGATATTGCGTTGCACCGGGATTATGGAGGCGAATGTCTGGCTATTCATCATCTGTGGAAGTGCGTTAACATCCACGATCCCCTGCGGAAGTTTTACGCTCTCGAATTCACCACGCAAGGCAAACCAGGCGAAAGCGTCGGGGTAGGCTGCTTGTGTACCATTGCCGATGTCTACCACGTAATACAGATTTATCGCATCGTCTAGCGGCGAATGGATGATCGAAGTCACGCGCTCGGTTTTGAAATAGCGCCAGCGCGAAGAGCCATCCACCCTCGAAGCGTAATCCACAAAGAAGAAGTCACCGTCAACCAGCGTGCGGTTGCTGTGCTCGTGTAACGTCTCTTCTTTGAATATCGGTTTGTTTATCGGTGTGGTCCAGGTCGCTTGCCATACCTCGTCAGCATTAGGGTCAAGCGCCTTAATGTTCACATTGCGCCCGAAACCCCAGTCTGTCCAGGTTTTGACGGCATTCGCAATCTGTACATCTGTTTTGACCTTGCTGCGTGATAGTTTTACCGTGCGCAGGCGCGACTCCGCACCCGTAAAGCCGCCACCGATAATGCGTTCGTACTGGCTCATATCCACCAGGAGATTGACCAAATGCGGATCGAGTTCACCCAGGCGTTGCCGCATACTCTCGCCGGTGATCTGGTAGGCGGCGTATTCAGAAAGCACGGTTGTCAGCCGTTGCATTTCTGCAATCTGCTCTCGATGTACACGGCGACCATTGAAAAGTTTAGGCAGCTTCATATTTTACCCCTGGTAAGTTAATCTCTAATCCATCAAGGTCGCCACTCGCGCGCAGGCGTGCATAGACGCACTTGGTGATACGGTCTATAAATGCGGCAAGTGCGACATCGTTCTCGTTGTAAGAAACTGAATAGTGCGTATTGACTCTCTGTTGAAGCTCTACCTGCCATTCGAAGACAACCAGGGCGAGCGGCTGGTCGTCAATGTACCCCACCCACGCGGCGGCGATGTCTTCGTCTTCGAGGTCTGAGTTACATTTAAATGTGATTTTCATTATCAAAGTTACCTTCAAACTCAAACTCCATTGAACCTAGAATCAATTCTAAGATTTCAGGGTATCCTAGTACACCTGCAACGCACAATTCGCGGCTAAAACGACCACTATATATAGGCGAAATGCACCAAAAACGCTGTTTTGCCCTATATCTAGTGGCTAAAAACGGCTTTTTTGCGTGTTTCTGGCGTTATCTAGTCACAATGTAGCGCGTTTAAAAGTGCTCTAACGGCGCTTCAAAAACCATGGCTCATCACGCATTATACACTACTCGCGTTTGCTCCGTTTTGGTATTCGCTTCCCGCCACAAGTGCGGCCCTATGATGATCTGAATCACTGCGTCGGCGCTATCCGTTGACCGTCCGATGCGCTTCCTAATTTCCTCTTTGCTCTCGATAAGTATTTTGCTATTGCTATCGATTCGCTTAACGTGCGGGGCGGTCAAGTCGCCGGTTAGTTCGTCATCGGGCGGTAGGCACACATCCGCGCCGCTGGTCGGGTCCAGCATTTCGCGCAGTAGCCACCACCCCGCTGCGCGCCAATTTGCAAAACCAAGCTCGCCGCTCTTGTCAGTAAAGCCAGTCTTCGCGGCGGCGTTAAACGGGATGGACTTGCGCCCCACCTCAATAAGCCGGTGTTGCACTCCGGCCCCCAGGCCGATAACATCGACCACCGCGCCCCCGCCGTGTACGTCAAGAATCCCGTTGACTTTGCCGACGATCTCCATTGTCGTGATGGACGGGTCAATTGCGAAAGCGCTGCTCCTGATTTCGTCGATCTTCACACCGTCGTAACACGGCGCGAGCGTGATCTTGTCCCCGCCCGTACCGCCCCCGACATCCACCCCCACACCGGTGAAAAACCTGTGCGGCTTCCCCGCGTCTTGCCAAACGTGCCAACGCTCGTTGGCTTGCTCTACCCACGCAAGCGGGATAACGCCCGTGGTTTGACTTGATGCGAATTCACCAAGAACGCGATTCTGGTAGACGGCGGAACCCGCGCCCCATTGCGCCTCGCGTGCCGCTGCCCAAGTCTCAGAAATACGCCCGGCGGTTATTGCATCTTCTAGCGTGACGTGGCGCGCTTTCCAGTCGGTGTACCCGGCCTGCCGTTGGTGAATCTGGTGGAAACGCCCCTGCGGTTCTCCGGGCGTGCTGATTGCTAACCAATAGCAGTCCCCGGTAGAAAATGCACCTTCGGCACTGTCCCACGTAGCATCGGGGATTGACTTGGCCTCATCAAATACGTATAGCAATTGTGAAGCGTGCGCGCCTTCGATCAAATCGCTTTTGTTACTCGCTAGGGCGAAGGCTTCCCCGTGCGGTAACTTGATGCTCAGGGTTAGCAGCTCGGTGTTCTCTTTGAGCGGCCCCCGCCAGCCGATGACATCCCACCGGATATGCCGTGACCATTTGCTAACTTCCGGCCATAAATATTTTGTTAGTTGTCGCCACGCGCTGGCGGTCGTTGGTATCTTCCAGTCGTCTGCGTTGGCTTCGCGGGTTAGCGCAAACCAGAGAATGAGCCGCGCCGCGAGTGCGGTCTTGCCCAGTCCGTGCGGGCCACGTACCGCCACACGATGTTCTGTTTCTAGGTCTTGCGCGATGTGTTGCTGGTAGTCGGCAAGTTCAGCGTCGAAACACTCAGCATTAAAGCGCGCCGGGTCGTGGTAGTATTTGGCTGTAAATGTGCTACGCGGATCGCCATTAACGGCCACCCGCTTACGTAGTTCAATTTGCGCCCGTGCGCGGAGTTGTAAGGACGGCATACAGGTCGTCACCTTTCGCTAGGCGGTCAAGCTGTGAATCGGTGAGGTTGGACAAATCGACGGTTGTGTTTTCATTGCGCTGCGTGTGGATATACCCACGAGGCGCACCTTTGTATTGTATGAATTTCCAGGCATCGCCGCTGTCCACAATCTCTGTATTGCCGTTTTGCTGTTGCTGTTTTAGCGCTATCCGCATATTGCCGAAGATGATGCTTTCGGCCATATCCATATTTTTCTCTTGCTCTCGCGTGTACGCCTCTCGCGCCGAAGCCCATCGGTTTAGGTAGTTGTCTACGGTGTTACGCACCACACCCAGGCGTCGGGCGATAACCGTCTTGATACCGCCGCTTCCCTCAATTGCGGCGATGACTGTTTTTAGGTCGTTTTTCGTTTTGTGGTTCATAATTCGAGCTCTCCAAAATTCACCGGCGCGCCCCCGGTCATATCCACCCACCGCTGGATTGTAACTGCTACGTATTTCGGCGCAATTTCAACGCCGCGACATTTGCGGTTTAGGCGTTCGCAGGCTATGAGGGTGGAACCGCTACCAAGAAACACATCCAGTA